AGGCATGTCGTTCAATATCCTCTTCTTGGACGAATTCGCTTTCGTTCCAAACCATATCGCAGATTCCTTCTTTGCATCTGTTTATCCTACTATTACTTCTGGTAAAAACACAAAAGTAATTGTAGTATCAACACCACATGGTATGAATCATTTCTACCGAATGTGGCATGATGCTGAAAAAGGTAAAAATGAATATGTACCAACTGATGTTCATTGGTCAGAAGTTCCTGGTAGGGATGAAAAGTGGAAAGCCTCTACTATTGCAAACACCTCTGAACAGCAGTTTAAAGTTGAGTTTGAGTGCGAATTCTTAGGATCAGTTGATACTCTTATCAATCCAAGTAAATTAAGAACCCTTGTATATGATAATCCAATCAAGAGAAATGCTGGATTAGATGTATATGAAGAATCAAAAGGTAATCACGATTATGTAATTACAGTTGACGTAGCAAGAGGAGTTAGTGAAGATTACTCGGCGTTTGTTGTAATAGATATTACTCAGTTTCCTCATAGAATTGTTGCGAAATATAGGAACAATGAAATTAAACCAATGTTGTTTCCAAACATAATCTATGAGGTAGCAAAAAATTATAATGGTGCATATATTCTTTGTGAAGTTAATGATATTGGAGATCAAGTAGCATCATTACTTCATTATGATTTAGAGTATCAAAACGTTCTTATGTGCTCCATGCGTGGAAGAGCGGGACAAATTGTTGGGCAAGGTTTCTCTGGAAAGAAAACCCAACTTGGAGTTAAAATGTCCAAGACTGTTAAAAAAGTTGGATCACTCAATCTAAAAACTATGATTGAGGAAGATAAACTTATATTCAATGATTATGAAATAATCGCAGAACTTACTACATTCATTCAAAAAAATAATTCATTTGAAGCAGAAGAAGGATGTAATGATGACCTTGCAATGTGCCTTGTAATTTATGCTTGGTTAGTTGCACAAGATTATTTCAAGGAACTTACGGATCAAGATATTAGAAAGCGTTTATACGAAGAACAAAAAAATCAAATTGAGCAGGATATGTCACCTTTTGGATTTATCTCTGATGGTCTTAATGATGAAGGATCATTTGTAGATAATACTGGAGACAGATGGTTTACTGATGAGTATGGAGATATGGCATATATGTGGGAGTATAGGTAATGGATGTAAATAATCAATTTGAACTGGAGCATTTATACCTTACAGAACGTACATGTAGATCTTGTGGAGTAACAAAAGATTTAATTGATGGATTTTATAGAACTAGAAAAAATAAATATCATCTATCATCATACTCTTATGAATGTAAAGAATGCACTATAAAAAGAGTGATGAAATCTAAAAATAAACAAAAGTTATCAAATGATAACTGGGAGTATCCAGATTGGTAGTTCATGCACGGTTTCCTCAAATGAAATAAAAGGTTTTTATAAATATTTTCAGATAAACTGAGTATCACAGGAGAAAAACATGGCGACTCCTCAATTATCTCCAGGCGTTCTCGTCAGAGAGGTTGATTTAACAGTAGGAAGAGCTGATAATGTTTTAGATAATATCGGAGGATTTGCGGGTCCTTTTGCCATCGGCCCGATTGAGGAACCAATTGACATCACTACTGAGCAAGAACTTATCAATGTCTTTGGTAAGCCAATTTCAACCGATGGGCAATACGAGTACTGGATGAGCTGCTCCTCTTTCCTACGTTACGGAGGAGTTTTAAAGGTTGTTAGAACAGACGGAGACAACCTAAAAACAGCTAACGCAAAACTAGACACTGACGGTCAAACTTCAATTGTCGGTGATGCAACACTAAAGATTAAAAACTTCGACGACTACGAACTAAATCACGCCGACGAAGTTGCAAACTATGTTTTTGCTGCAAAGTCACCAGGATCTTGGGCAAACACTCTAAAAGTTTGTGTAATTGACGATAGAGCAGATCAAATTCTAAGCGTATCTAACATTGGTATTGCTACTGTTGGATACGGTGTTACAGTTTCACTTAATGGTGTAGTTTTAGCAGGTGCAGGTAGAACTTCTGCTCTTGATGGATATTTAAAAGGTATTATTACTGAAAAAGATGCTACCGCAGGTACTATCTCAGTAAAAATTACTTCAAGAGTTTCTGCTGCAGGAACCGAAACACCTATTGATTACAGTGCATTAAACCAAGCATCATCATTCAGACCAAGCAATGCAATTCACGTTATCAACTCTTCAGGTGCTTCTGTAGGAGTTGTAACCGTAGGATCTTCTTCAGTATCAGTAAAAGATTGGTATAATGAGCAAGTTTTAGAACTAGAAAATACAACTATTTTCTGGAGTTCAATTGCACCAAAACCAGGAACTTCTAGATTCTCTTTAGATAGATCTGGTAGAAGCGATGAAATGCACATTGTCGTATTTGATGATACTGGTGCTGTAACTGGAATTCAAGCAAATATTCTTGAAAGACATATTGGTATTTCAAAGGCAAGAGATGCTATCTCTGCAGTAAATTCTCCACAAAGAATTTTCTGGAAAGACTATGTTGCAACTTATTCAGATAATCTATATGTTGGTGATAACCCATCAGATGGATCTGGAAATGAAGATGTTGTACAAACTGGATTCTCCTCATCCTTTGTAGGTCTAAGCACCGCAGAAGGTCTATGGAATCAACCTGCACAGGGTATAACTTTCTCCTCAATCGGTAATGTTTCTTATACACTACTTGGTGGACAAGATTATAGTCCTGCTGGTGGAATGTCTGCTACCCTCGGAAATCTAATTACTTCTTACAGAATCTTTAATAACAAAGAAGAAGTTCCTGTAGATTACCTAATCATGGGCCCTGGACTTAACAATAAGTTTGAGTCACAAGCAAAGGCACAAGAACTAATTTCTATTGCTAACGGAAGACAGGATTGTGTTGCAGTAATCTCTCCTCACAGAGCAGACGTTGTAGACATCACGAATTCTGATACCCAAACAGATAATATTGTTGAGTTCTTCAGTCCTCTACTTTCATCATCTTATGCAATCTTTGATAGTGGATATAAGTACACTTACGATAGATTTAACAATAGATTCCGTTACATTCCATGTAACCCAGATATTGCCGGACTATGTGTAAGAACAAGTATTGAGGCATATCCTTGGTTCTCTCCTGCTGGTCAGCAAAGAGGTACTATTAATAGTGCAATCAAACTTGCTTACAATCCAAATAAGGCACAAAGAGATCAACTGTATCCATTAAGAATTAACTCTGTAATCAATCAACCTGGAATTGGTATTATCCTCTTCGGAGATAAGACTGCTCTTGGATATGCATCTGCATTTGATAGAATTAACGTTCGCCGCCTGTTCCTAACTGTTGAGCAAGCACTACAAAGAGCTGCTGAAGCACAACTATTTGAATTAAACGATGAGATTACTAGAGCAAACTTTGTCAACATCGTTGAGCCTTACCTCAGAGAGATTCAGGCAAAGAGAGGTCTCTATGGATTCCTAGTTGTTTGTGACGAGACCAATAATACTCCTGACATTATTGATAATAATGAATTCAGAGCGGATATCTATCTGAAACCCGCTAAGTCTATTAACTATGTAACACTAACATTCGTCGCTACCAGAACGGGTGTAAGTTTTGAAGAAGTTGCTGGTAGAGTTTGATAACTTTATTATAACCAACATAGGAGGATCTTAAAATGGCTAACAACAGACCAACATTAAAAAATCTATCAGCATTCAAAGCAAGACTTGCTGGAGGTGGAGCAAGACCTAATCTATTTGAAGTTTCAATTGAAGATTTTCCATCCGTAATTAACGGAGTATGGGATAATGATGCGAAACTAGATTTTAGATTCATGTGTAAGGCTGCTCAATTACCAGCATCAAACATTGCTGCAATTGAAATTCCTTTCAGAGGACGTACTCTAAAAGTTGCTGGAGACAGAACTTTTGATACTTGGACGGTAACAATCATCAACGATGAAGATTTCAAACTAAGACATGCATTTGAAACTTGGATGAATCTTCTAAGCAAACTTGATAATGCTACTGGTGCTTCCAACCCAAATACTTACATGAAGAACGCTACTATCTATCAACTAGGTAGAAGTAATAGTGTTGGTGGTGCAAGCGGTCAGACTGGAGAGAATGCTGGTGGTAATAACGTTAGAGATAACGTAAATGCTTCAGGCCCTGGATTTAGTCCTACTGGATCTGGAGATACCACCATTCTTAGATCATATAAGTTCTACGATATTTTCCCAACTAACGTTGCTGCAATTGATGTATCTTACGATACCACAGATACTATTGAAGAGTTCACTGTTGAATTCCAAGTTCAATACTTTGAAATCAACGACGGCCCAGGTAACGTTGTCTAATTAGACTAAATAGTAAGATAAAGCGTTAAGAAAATTAAATTATGGCAAAACTATTTGGTTTTTCTATTGAAGATAATAATAACAATAAACCCGATAGTGTGGTCTCTCCCGTTCCTCAAAATAATGAGGACGGGACTGATCATTATTTAACTAGCGGGTTTTTTGGTTCGTATGTAGATATTGAAGGAGTATATAGGACAGAGTTTGAACTTATTAAAAGATATCGTGAAATGGCACTTCATCCAGAAGTAGATAGTGCTATTGAAGATATTGTAAATGAGGCAATTGTTTCAGATTCAGATGATGTTCCAGTTCAGATTGAGTTGTCAAATTTAAATGCTAGTGATGGCATTAAGAAAAGAATTAGAGAAGAGTTTAAGATAATTTTAGACTTACTAGATTTCAATAAGAAGTGTCATGAAATCTATAGGAATTGGTATATTGATGGAAAGTTATTCTACCATAAAGTTATTGATTTGAAAAATCCTCAAAATGGAATTCAGGAATTAAGATATATTGATTCCATGAAAATTAAATATGTGAGGAAAAAAAGAAAAACTAAAAAAGATTCTCCTTTTGCATCTAACTTTGATGATAATCCACTAGATTACGATTTTCCAGAAATTGAAGAATACTTTGAGTATAATCCAAAAATAATTGGTAATACTATAGGATTCTCAAAAAATGAGTCTTCTCAAAATGGAATAAAGATTGCAAAAGATG